GAGATTCCGGCGGCGACGCGGCTGTCGTCGGGGGACATAACGCGGCCGATCAGGCGGCTAGTGAAGTTGGCTTTGGCGACGCTGCCGACGATGGCGCCAAGCGGTTTTTGCGTGGCAGCCAGGACGTTTATATTTTTGCTGCGCCCGATGGCCAGGATGGACGCCAGCCGCTGCATGGTGGATTTCAGGCGGGCTAGTTCGGCCAGTTCGTCGATCACGAGCACCATGCGCGTGCCACGGCGGCCATTGCGGACGCGCAGTTCTTTCTCGCCAAACACCAGGTCAATGGCGTCGGCGGCGCTATCAGCGTCGGTCGCCATGTATCGGGTGTGCGGCAGGCAGGCGAAGGGGGTCAGGTCTTCGTTCTTCAGGTCCACACAGATCAGGTGTAGGTCTTGCGGGTTGGTGTACATGGTGAGTGAGCATAGCATGGCGGTGAGCAGGACGGATTTGCCGCTGCCGGTGGCGCCAGCGATCAGGGTGTGCGGGGTGCGCACCAGGTCGATCACTTCTTCGCTGATCGATCCATCGAAGCCGTAGCTCTGGCCCAGAGCCATTGTGTGCGGAGGGCGGGGCTGCGCACCCATCGGTACGGGCTGGGGGCGCGGGTGGGGCACTTCCAGCGCGAGGGGCATGTGGCGCAGGCGGATGGGGGTGGGCTGGCCGCGGTAGGCGCTGAGGATTTCGGCCAGCTCACGCAGGCGGCTTTCAATGGCGGTGATGCGACCGCCGGCGCGCAGGCTGACGTTGAAGACGATGTAGGAGCGCCCGGCGACGTGGCTGCCGGTTTCGGTGACGGCGGCGCCGATCCGGTAGTCTTTGAAGAAGCGGTTGATCAGGGCGATCTCTTCGTTGGCTTTGTTGGTCTTCATGCCTTGTCTTCCCATGCATAGGTTCCGTTGGCGCCGTGGATGCTGATCGGCAATCCTTGGGCGCGGAGTTGTTCTAATGATACTGCGCCGCCGTCCGCAAGGGCCTTGGCATCATCCCACGCTTTGAACATGTCCGACACGTAGCCGCGGGCGATGTCGCGATTGTTTTGCGCTGCCCATTCTCGGAAATCTGCCTGCGCGCCCTGCGGTCGCTGGCTGCGCCACCAGAACACCAGGTCACGCTTGGGGGCGGACCGAACGTCGAACGGGGGTTCGGGGAGGGGGGGTGTAGGGGTGTTCTCTCCCTGCCGTTCGGTGGCGTTCGGTGGCGTTCGGTCGTTCGCTCCCTCTGGTGAGGGGCGTTCGGTGGGCGCGGGCAGCAGCCGAACGTGACCGAACGGGGGGAGGCGCTGCAGGAGTTGCGGCAGGTGGGTGTCGCAATTCCAGGATTGATAGGCGACGCGGCGGTGCATGAATGCGCCGACGGCGGGCAGAGTGTCGGCTTCATACTCCTTGAGCAGCGATGCCTGCGAGGTGTCGAGCTGGTAAGCCAGGCGCAGTTTGCAGCCGCCGCGCACGATGGCGGGCAGTTTCTCTGGGGCCTGGTCCAACACGACGAAGTGGAACCCCGTCATGCGCGCCAGCCGGAACATCATTTCGAGCTTGTGATCGACGGCGGCCAGCTTGACGGCGCCGGCCTTCGACGCGGCGATCTCCTCGCGGATGGCGCCGAATTCCTCAAGCACCACCACGATCTCCGGGCCGGCGGACGCAGGCATCATGCGCCACTCGCCTACGCCGCGCTCTTGCATGAGGCGATGGCGGGCGGCGTGGACGGCGTAGAGGGCGGCCATCTGATCGCCAAAAATGTAGGCGTCGGTGGGCTGCCATTCGACGTGGCTGGCGAAGGGGCCAAAATCGACGCCGGCTTTGGGGTCCAGGCAGACGACGTGGTAGCCGTGGCGGGCGGCCAGGAGCATGGTTTGGTAGCCGGTGGATTTTGTTTTGCCCGTGCCGGACACGCCGAACACTCCCAGGTTGAGATGCTCTCTTGGCTGCCAGATTGCCAGTTTGCCAGCGTCTGGGTTGTGGCCGAGTACGAATTGATCCGGGTTGGACTGGCGCAGGGCGTCGCCAAGTTGCAGCGGTTCATCTGGCACCGGTGTCGCCGGCGGTTCGCTGCCGATGACGAGCGGGGCGGGCAGGGCGGGGCGGGTGGGGCGTTCGAGCATGGGCTTGGCGCTGCCTCCCAGCCCGCCGGTCCGGTAGGTGCTGCCGTTGCTGGTGATGATGGCATCGTCGCCGGGGGTTTTGGCCTGCCACTCGGCGACTTTGGCGCGGGCGGCGGCGTGGCTGGCGTAGAGTGCGGGGTCGTAGCTGCCCAGCTCGCGCACGCCGCGGCTGCCGATGGCGAGCGCCGGCGCCATCATCAGATCGGGATTGACGAGGATTTCGACTTGTTCGCCTGTCGCAGCGTCGCGCACTTTGTAGGTGCGCAGGCGGTGCGATCCGTCGCGCTGCTGGTTGTAGTTGTGCCAGGCTTTGGCGGCGAAGCGGCCTACCCAGACCAGGCCGGCGCCGGCGGCCAACGCCAGCACGAGGCGCGCGCAGAGGAAGGCCAGGTCGATGGCCTGGCGGGTGTACTCGCCAGCGGCGCCGGTGATTGCCGGCATGGAATCCCACGCGCTGATCATCAGGATCGTGATGATCAGCGCGGCGGGTGTGAGGACGATCAACAGCAACAGGGAGATCAATTTGTCCAGCGTCTTCATTGCAGCCTACCTTTGCAGGTGGCCGTTGAGGGTGAATCGTGGTACGATTGTCCCCAGCGGCCTACGTCGCTACGCTCTAGCCCACTCTCTTGACCGGGATGGCTAGAGCGTTTCTTTTGCCTCCAACATGGCGAAGTACACGTCGGGGTGGATGCTCCAGACAATGCGGGCGTCGTCCGGGCGCGGGCTGGTGTCGCCGACAACCTCGCCAGGGGCGGCGGTGGCGCCGGCGGGCGGGGCGGGCGGGGGCATGATGTGCCACTGGCGACCGGTGAGGGCGCGGGCGCTGAATTGGATGTAGTCCAGAAGCTGCGCCAGGTCCGGGGCGGTGGTCAGCAGCAGGTAGACCAGATCGGCCTGGATGCGATCATAGACGGTGGCGTGGCGGTCGGCCTCCGTCTCTGCGGGGATCGGCTCGCCATCCACAACGGTGGCCGCGGCGAGCGGTTCGGCGTAGAGGGCGTTGGCGTTGGCGGCGGATGTGACCAGGCCGTGCAGCAGGGTGATCGTGTGGGTCTGGTAGTCGATGTTGGTGGTCATGGTGTTGTGTCTCCTAGCGATATTGTGACAGGTTGGGCAGGTCCAGCAGGGGGGCCTGTTCGGGCAGCGATTCCAGCGATTCCAGCAGGCCGGCGGCGCTGGCGGCCTGGATGATTTTGCTAAGCTCTTGCAGGGCGGCCAGGGCCTGGTCGATCTCCCTGACGGCGGCGCTTTTGCGTGGTTCGGCCAGCACGCGCATTCGCATGGTGCGCTCGGCTTTGAGCGCGGTTTGGATGGTGCGGTAGTGGGTGCGGGCGTCTTCGATTGTCATGCGTTCAGCTCCCTGCGCCGGCGACGACGGCCACGAACCCGATTAGGCCGATGATGCCGACGATCAACATGATGTAAAACATGCCTGAGTAGCCTTCTTGGTCTTCCACGTCAGTCTCCTTGTGCGATGAATTGGACCGCGGCGGGGCGGCCTGTGATGATGGTTAGTTTGCGGCTGGCCTGCGGCGCCAGGCGCAGGTTGAGCCATTCGACTTTGTGGCCCGGGGCGGCGGCCAGGAAGCGGTTGCGCTCGCTGTCGTGCTCCAGCAGCGCAGCGCCGTCCAGATGCTGCGCCAGTTCGGCAGCGAGCTGGCGCCAGGCGTGATCGGGGGTGCCGGGTTCGGGTTCCGGGTCGGGGCGCTGCAGGGGGCCGGCTGGCAGTTCGTAGCCGGCGGGCACGTAGCGGGTCGCAAGCTGCGCCAGGCTTTCGCCGTCTGCGTCAAGTTCGTCGCCGGGGGCGCCCATGTGACGCTGCCAGAGGGCGGTGCGGCGGTCGGCGGCGATGACGACCGCGGAAAATTCTTGATGATTGACCAGGCGCTTGACCAGGGCGCCGACGCCATGCACGACGCCGGTGTCGAGTTGGCGGCGCCACTCGAACACGTGGGCGGCGATGCGCTGAAACGATAGGCCGGGGGTGGCGGCAAACTGGCGCGCGGGGCCGGGGGCCATGCCAACGTCGGGGTCGGTGAGCAGGGCGACGACGGCCACCTGGTCGGCGGAAAGGGGTTCGTGGCCGGCGGTTCCGGCGGTTCCGCCGTTTCCGGGTGGGCCGTGTTTGTTTGTTTGTTTGTTTTTCCCTTCTGAGGATAGGAGAGTACCAACTAACAAACTAACACCGCGCGCACTCGCGTGCGTATGAGGTAGCTGATCATCTGGCGCGCGATTCGCGCGTGTGGTGATCATTTCGCGCGCCACGTGATCACTTGGGGGTGCGTCGCCGCCTTGCGGTTCGCCTTCCGGCGCGCGTGTGGTGATCATTTCGCGCGCTGCGTGATCACCTTGCTCTGCGCCGTCAGCTTGCGGGGTGGTTTGCGGCGCGCGTGTGGTGATCACTTTGATCGCCTGGTGATCACTTTGATCACTCTGCGCGCGCCAGTTAGCAAACCATATCTGGACGTGGCTGTTGCGCTTGTAGGTCAGGATGCCAGCATTTTGCAGCGCGATGAGTTGGGCGCGTGCACGGTCACTGCTGATGCCGCCAGCCACGGCGCACAGGTCGGCATGGGCCAGCAGCAGGGCGCCGGTTGCGAGGTCGGCGCGCCGGAAGAGGCGCGTGGCGGTGCGGTAGATGTTGGGGCTGATGTCGAGCGCGTCCAGGCGATCAACAAAGCTGGCGAAGTCCATGCCCTAGTCCAGTTTTCTCACTGCGTGGCGCACGTGGGCGGCGATTTCATCGAGCATGTTGGCGAGTTCGTCGTGCCAGCCGCCAAGCACTGACTTGGCGGCCTTGAGGCTGGTGAGGGCGTCGCCAAGATGTATGCGGGCGACGGCGAAGGCGGTGGCCTCGTCGTCGTCGATACCGTCACTGGCGGCGGTGACGCCGGCGGCCTCGCTGGGTGTGGCGGCGTCGGCTGGGAGTTGGCCGGGACGGGTGGCGCGTTCCGCTTCGTAGCGTTCCTTGCGGTACAACCGGCTAGCGGCCTCTTGCACGCTAAATGCCCGATTGTCGAAAATCTGCGTTGCGATCCGCGCTGCAACGCGCCAGCGAGTGAATCGATTGAGTTCGTTCATGAAGTTGATGCCGGGCGCGCTCGTGTTCTGCCACCTGTCGTTCAGAGCGGCGTACTCCGCTTCGTCGTCGCTGTTCCAATCTGCGTAGCCTTCCCAGGTGTGGCAATCAATGCCGACGGTGAGTACCCGCGTCGGGAGCGGCGCGGCGGGCTGGTGGACGCGCCCGCCAGGCAGGCCGGGCGGAACCCAGGCCGGGGCAGCGCTCTCATACTGGCGCTCGGTTGGCGCTGGCGCTGGCGCTGCGTCGGCGTCCATCTGCTCGGCGACGCGGATCATCGCGTTTACGACGCGCGTCTGTGACCAGGCGCCGGGGTGGGCGGTTTCGACGTTCGCCATGATGGTGTCAAAGAGCCAATGGCCTCTGCGCTGCCGGATGGCGGACCGCAGGTCGCTGGCTTTGAGGTTGGGACGCGCGGCGATCAGTTTGCACAGGTCGTCGTATGTGGGCGGGGTGGCGGCGCGCTTGATCGGGATGTCGATTGGGGCCGCGGCTATCGGTGCGGATGGCGGGGCTGCCGGCGGTGGAGCTGGGGCGGCCTGGCGGCGCTTCAGCTCCTGTTCTAGCGTGTCGGCTACGTTGTTGATGGCCTGCACCAGGTCGCGGCGGCGGTATTCGATGCCGGCCTGCTCCAGGGCTTCCTCTACATCGTGTAGCAGGGCGCTGCCGGTTGTTCGGGCGGCGGCGCGCATGGCGCTGATCCATGTGGCGGACTGCTTGCCGTCCGGCCATTTTTGAGCGATGACGCTGCCGACCTTGCTCTGAATCTCCCAGACCGATGCGTAGGAGGGCGGCGCGGGCTTGTGTTTGTCGATCACTGCCTGCACCTGCGTCTTGGTGGGGCTGGCGCCGGCGGCCTGGGCCGCGTCGATCACTTCCTGCCGGGCCTCTTCGGGGACGGAGGGGCCGCTGAGCAGGTAGAGGGCGCTGTCGGACAAAAACGACACGGTGTCGCTTTTGCCGCCGAATGTCTCGGCCACGGCCATCATGCGCTGGGCGGTGCGCAGGCTCATTTCGAACTCGGTCTGGCACCAATCCGAAAACTGGCCGTGCGGCAGCATCTCTTTGACGGTGGCGAGGCGCTGGCCGATGTCGATCAGGGATTCCTGCGCCTTGCGACCGCTGCGCACGATGGCGACGGCGGCGGCCTGCACGTGGCTGCGGCTGGCTTCGGCAATCTGGCTGTAGTCATAGCGCAGGCTGGCGCGGATGGCGCTGTCCGGGCTGCCTAGCAGGTCGCCGAGTATGTCGGGCACTTGTGGGCGGGATGGCATGACTACTCCTTTGCTTCCTGCGCTGCGGGCGGCTCCAGGGCGGCCAGGCGCTTGCGCAGCAGGGCGATCTCGGTGGCTGCGGCCAGGATGGTTGAGCGCGGCACGGGCGGCACGGCGAAGGCGTTTTCGGGCGTCAGGATCAGGATGCGATTGAGTTTGGATAGGATGTCGCTGGGACTGTTGGTCATGGTCGGGTCCTCACTTGCTGTAAAAGTCTTCGTCACGGTGGCTGCCGGTGAGCAGGTTCTCGGTGTAGTAGCGGGCGCGCCAGTCCTGGATTGCGCCGGGGTGGCTGGCGTTGGGGCGCAGAGGGCTGCGCGGGGAGGTGGCGCCGGCGAGCACTTCGTAGTTGTAGGCGCCGAGCGCGCCGAAGTAGCGTCGCTGGGCGCGGTCGTCTCCGCCGAAATGCCGGCGCACCATGACGCGCCAGCCCTTGCGGGCGATGGCTTTGCGGCGGCGTTTGCTGAGTGCCTGCGCGCGGGCGCGGCCTCCGGCGGATGATATGCGGTTGTTGCGCACGAAGCGACCGCGGTTGTCGCGTTCACGGGGTGGCGCGGGATCGGGAAAATCGGTGACAAGTGGAACACTCTCTGGTATACTCATGGTGCAAATGTCTTTCGGGCGATTGCCCAACTCTGCCGCCGCGGTGCGCTATCACCGCGGCGGCGCTGTTTTGTTGGGTGGCGGGGGCTATCCGCCGGAAATGCCGTGCCGTCGCAACTGGCGGGCTGCGGCGGCCCTGTGTGGGTCTGACGGTGACAAGTGCCGGTTGTCGTGCGTTGATCCGTCAGGCCCACAAAGGGAAGATCATCAACGTTTGGTCAATGTCTTCGTGGTAAACTGGTGACGCTGCTCCCCACGAGTAGGCGCCGCCAGGTGTACCCCAACCATCCCCAACGGTAGACTGGAGGCATGTATGCACGCCATTGATTCTGCTATCCGCACGTTTCTGGCGATTAAGCGAGCGGAACGCCGTTCGCCGGTGACGGTGCGTAGTTATGAGCAGTTGCTCGGTCTGTTTCGGGCCTCTTTGCCGCCGGAGGTGATGGCGGTGGAGGAGATTACGACGGAGCAGTGTGCGGCGTTCCTGGCCGCCGAGGAGGGGCGCAAGCTGAATGCGCCGGGGTCGCCAGATCGACACATGAAGGCGACTTCACTCGCTGCCCGTTACCGGGCGATGCGGGTTTTTTTGCGTTGGTCTAGCGAGACGTACAAGTTTGCTAATCCGCTGGTGTTCAAGGCGCCGAAGATCGACATTGAGCCGCCGCGCCGGGCATCCAACGAGGATGTTGAGGCGCTGCTGGCGTCGATTGACGGTGACGGCTGGCTGGATTTTCGCGACCGGGCGATTGTGCGGCTGCTGCACGGGACAGGGCTGCGGGTGCAGGAGTGTGCGAGCCTGGCGCTCAATGATCTGGACGTGGCGAAGCGCCTGGTCTATGTGGCGGACGGGAAGGGCGGGAAGGCGCGCTATGTGCCGTTTACGCCGGGGGTGGCGATGCACCTGCTGGCGTACCTGCTGAACCGTCCAGCGTGGTCGGGTCGTGAGTTGCTGCTGGGGTCGGTGAATCGCCACGGGGTTCCGCATGGGCCGCTGACGGCGAATGGCATCCGGCAGATGCTGAAGCGGAGGTGCAGGGCGGCCGGGATTGCGTACATCAATCCGCATAGCCTGCGCCATCTGTTTGCGACGAAGGCGCTGAATGATGGCATCCCGCTGAGTGCTGTGTCTACGATGATGGGGCACGCATCGACGGATTTCACGGCCCGTGTCTATGCCAAGTGGCTGACGGATGGGCTGGTGGCGATCTACGATGCGCACTGGAAGTAAGCAGCAGCTAATCGGTAATTATCTGCTGTGCTCGCTGCCAGCATGGTAGATACCTCTTAATCAGCGGGTTCTAGGTTCAAGTCCTAGGTGAGTCACTAACCCTTTGCAACTGTTATACTTATTCGGTTGTGAAGGTGCGTTTCAATGGCGACCGCTCCGATCTGTGTCCACGGGGCGGGGCGGTCGTCAGGGAATCACTTCTGTATCAGAGTCCAGTCCAGTTTGATGCGCTTACGGTCGGCATATTCGATGACGGCATCTTTGGCTACTCTGCGCCAGCCATCCTCGCTGAGCCGAACGCTCGGCAGTTCTTCACTGTCGATCAGGCGCCTAACTGTTTCTGAGCTCACGCCGAATAACTTCGCAATTTCGGGCGCAGTCAGATACTCCACGTGATTCTCCATTCCTCATAATTGTGAGCTTTGTGAGATTCACAATACACCCATTGTCTTGTGTCGTCAAGCCCTAATTTCGACGATCATCACGCCGCAAGGAGTGCCCCTATGAACACCAACATGATGGAATACGATGCTCGTAAGAAGAGTATGCTGCTGGCGTACCTGGCCTGGGCCTTTCTGGGCGGGCTGGGCGTCCATCGGTTCTACCTGAACCGCACGGGGTCGGGCGTCGCGCAGCTTCTGCTCACGGTGTTTGGCTGGTTTACCCTACCGCTGGGCATCGGCATGTTCTTGCTGGGCGGCCTGGCGATCTGGCTCTTCGTCGATCTGTTCCTCGTCGCGGGCATGGTGAGCGAGTACAACCTGGCACTGGCGCGCAGTCTCCAGCCTGCGCCACGGCCAGCAGCAACGGCTGCGCTGATGCAGCCGCCGAAGCAGACTCCGCCGGACTTGCACAAGTGGGCGGATTAGCAGCCCCTACAGCGCGCTGCCCAGGGCGATCACGAGGATGCCGGCGACCTGCAGGACGAGCAGCCAGGTCCCCAGCGTGACGTAGCGGGCTTTGCGCTCGTTGGCGGCAATGTTGGCCTTGATGGCGTCGGACAGGTTGATTAGCACTTGGTTGTAGGCGTCGTCCAGTTCCTTGCTGATGTAAAGGTCAAAGAAGTTGTCCCAACTTAATGAGCCTACATATTTGTGTTCGCTAGGGCGCCAAGCAAGGACGGCGCAAATAGTCATGCCGATGAAAGCCACGAAGCCTGTGGCGGCGCCGGCCAGCACCCAGGGCATGGTCGAGTTCGTCACGAGCGATGGCAGCGTGGTGGCGCCGACGAGGGCGATGATGAGGCTGCCGGCCTGCAAGATGGCAGCGGCCTTGCCGTCCAGGTGCTCGCCGGTGCGGTCGATGTTGTCGTAAAGACGCTGTGTCTGTTCCAACACGAGATTTTGTTGTGTAGTTAGTCCCATAGGGTAGATGCCATGACTGAAAAGACTGAAGACAAACCGAAGCCGAAACCGCCTGCTCCTCCCAAGTCGGATGATTTAGGTGCTAAGAAGAGCTGGGACGGGAACAAAGAAAAAGCTACAGCACCCAAACCGCAGACGCCGGAGAAACCAGAAGCCACGAAGTAAAGGCATTATCGCGCCGATACCCGTCACGATGTCTATTGTAAGGTGTCCGAAAAATACAGGACTATTGACCCTTACAATTTGGGCATTTGGCTGGCACAAATATGCGCAATCTGTGCTATAATTGGCGTAGTGACCGCCACATTTGATGCCCTGATCAATAAGATTCAACGGGACTTGGAGTCGCTGGTGGCCAGCGGCAACAACTGGCAGCTTACTGTGCATGGCGGGCGCGGCGGCAATATCAAGGTCGAAAAGTTGATTGTGGATGAGCTGACGCTGGAGCTCAGAGAGCCCAAGTCTCGTACCCGTTAGGCGTCGGCAAAATCAATACTCGCGGTTGGCTCGTGATAGGGCGCCGCTCGGAGATTCCGGGCGGCGCCTTCGTTTTTTCCAAGAGGTGCATATATGGACGAGGGACCGGAGAAGGCCTCGATGCCGGCGCAGATTCTGAAGAGGGCGCGAGCGATCGATTTGTACCTGGTGGCGGTATGGGCGCTGGCCATCGTAGCCGCGCTAGCGACGTTCGGATGCCTGCTGCTGGCCAGTCTCGGGCGGGAGGAGAGCAACCAGTTGGCGACACTCGGCTCTACGGCGCTTGTGGGCCTGGTGGCCATGTTGCGAGCGGGCGACGGCCAGCAGGGGTAGACGATGGCGACGGATAATTTGTTTGATGCGTTTGAGGAGCAGCGGGAGTTGTCAGGGCAGTTGAGGCGGATTGTATTTGGCGACCCACCGGCGCATCCAGTTGGTCTCCTGGAGCGGATGGAGCAACTGGACAAGCGGCTGGAGGATTTCGGGCGCAAATTACAGCGCATCGAGCAGCAGCAACGGCCCAGCGTCTGGCTGTGGGTCGCTGGCTATGCTGCGTTTTTGTTGTCCGGCTGGTTCGCTATGTCGGCCATGCTGAGCACGGAGACATTGCGGGCGGCGCTGGACCTGCCGGCCTGGCTGGCAACCGGCTTGGCGCTGCTCTTCGCCGTGACGGCGCTGCTGTTGTTTGTGGCCGGGTTCGGCTGGCTGGTGCGCCGGTAGTGGCCACGGGCGGCCGGCGGGCGCGCTGGGCGAACGGCTGGGAGATCGAGCGGCTGATGCAGTTGCGCTACGATCTGGATTCCTCATTAGGCCGTCTGCATGACGAGTATCTGCGCTGTGCAGGCCAAGTCGGCCCAGAGGCTGCGCAGGGCTACCTGGAGCTGGCGACAGAGGTTGAGTCCATGCGCGCCAGTGCGTTGCGCAGGGTGGAAATATGGGTGTCGGAACGATGCAAAAACAAGCAGGACTGATCGGCGTGGTACTGCTGCTGGCGCTGCTGCCGCTGCCGGCGGGTGCGCAGTCAGGCTGCACGGTGCGCGTGGAGGCGGGGCGGATCGTGGTGGCTGGCTGCGTTGTGGTGACGGCGACGCCGGCGCGCACGGCGACGGCGACCAGGACGCCAACGCCAACGGCGACGGTTACACCCACGGCCACGGCCACGGCCATGGAGACGCCCCAGCCAGCCCGCCATGCACTGGGGCCGGAATGGGGCGGCGACGTTGGCGGCTACTACTCGGATGGCCAGCGGCTGCGGGTGGCCGGCGGCGGGGCGATCTTCTGGTTGGAGCAATTCGGGGCGGCGCAGGAGGCGTTTGTGACGCTGGCGCAGATTGATCGCACGAGCACGGGACTGGCGCTGCTGTTGCTGAGCGAGGCGGCGGGCAGTCCGCACCCCAGCGTGCTGGCGGTGCGCTACGACCCGCGTAGTGGCACTCTTCAGCCGCTGCACACGCTGGCCGGCGGATGGCATAGTTTGGGCGCGCCGGTTGCGGCGGCGTTTGCGCCGGGCGATCAGTTTGGGGCGCGGTATGCGGATGGTGTGCTGACGGCCTGGCGCAATGGTGTCGAGGTGGCTCGATGGCGTGTGGAGCCGGCGTGGTTTGCGCCTCCGCCGGCTGGCTATACAGGGCTGATGACGGATGCGGCGCCGGGCTGGGCACTGGACGATTTTGGCGGGGGCACGCTGCCATGACTGGTAAGCGCGTGCGGTCGCCCGTGGTGCATCGCGGCACAATCCTGGAGATGACGCCGCGTGAGCGCCGCGTGCTGGTCTATGTGGTGGCGGGCATGGACCACGACACGATCAGCCAGGCGCTGCGCATCCATCGCAGCACGACGATCACGTATATCGACCGTTTCAACCGCATGGCCGGCGCTCACAACCGCAACCAGTTGGCGGCGTGGGCCATTGTCACCGGGCTGGTGGCGCCGGCGGAGATCTGCGAGCTGTGGCTGCGGCACGGCCTGCACGAGCTGGTGGCCTGGCTGGACTATGCAGAGGTGGAGGTGGTGGGGTGAGCAGTGCTGTAGGTTGGTGTCTGCTGCCGGCGGCGGTGCTGGTGGGCACTGCGTTGGGGCTGCTGTGGTGGATGAGCAGGACGGTGGCGTGAGCAGCCGCAGGGCGCAGCGCAGGCGGGCGTGCCAGGGTAAGCGCCGGCTGCCGGACGCTGATGTGGCGTGGCGGGTGGCCAGGCTGATGACGCAACGGCATGGGGAGTTGTTGCTGGCGTATCGGTGCACGTGGTGCGGGTGCTGGCATGTGGGGCATCCGTCACGTAGGCAGGCGCAGAGTTATATGGCGAGGAGGGCGAATCGTGCCGCAGAGGCCAGTTAGTGCGTGCCGGAGGCCTGGATGTGCGGGCGTGGTGCGGGATGGCGTGTGCAGTTTGTGTGGGCCGCTGCGCAGGGCTGGGCAGGTTGCGCACGACGAGCGGCGCGGGACGGCTGCGCAGCGTGGCTACGGCGGGCGCTGGCAGCGGGTGCGGCTGATGTTCCTTCGGTCGCATCCATTGTGCGCGGACTGCGCGAGCCGCAACCAGGTCACGCCGGCCACGGACGTGCACCACGTGGTGGCCAGGCGGGACGGCGGCGGCGACGAGGAGGGCAACCTGCTGGCGCTGTGCCACTCGTGTCATAGCAAGCGCACCCAGGCCGGCGAGTAGGCTGGGGGTAGGGGGGCGCGGATCTCTGGGGCCTGATAGCCCAGACCACTTGGCCCCACGAATTTTCACACCCGCGAGTTTTGATAGGGGGGGTATAGAGCGTGGGACGGCGGGGACCGGCGCCAAAGCCGACGGCGATCAAGCGATCATCGGGGAATCCGGGGAAGCGGGCGCTGAACGGGGCGGAACCGCAGTTCAGCCGCCAGGCGCCGCCTTGCCCGAAGCACCTGGCGGGGGAGGCGCGCAAGGAGTGGCGGCGCATTGTGCGGGAGTTGGTGCAGACGCCGGGGCTGCTGCAGGTGGTGGACCGGGCGGCGCTGGCGGCGTACTGCCAGGCGTGGGCGCGCTGGGTGGAGGCAGAGCAGAAGATGCAGGCGCCCGACTTCACCATGATCGAGGTGACGGACAAAGGGTATGCTCACGTGAATCCGTGGTTCCAGGTGAGCACGCAGGCGCAGAAGCAGATGAAGGCGTTTCTGACGGAGTTCGGGTTGACGCCGGCGAGCAGGGCGCGGATTCAGGTCGCGGAGCGGGGCGAAGAGGATGAGTTCGACGAGTTTGTCAGGGCCAAGCCAGGGGCCAAGCCCGGCGGCAGGCCCGGCAACGAGTGACGATGACCTGATCGCTGCGGTTGGCGTGCTGCCGGGCTGGGCACAGGAGAGCCCAGCCGAGATGTACATTACCAACGTAATTACTGGCAAACAGTTGGCGTGCAAGTGGGTGCGGCTGGCGTGCGAGCGGCATCGCCGTGACCTGCTGCATGGGCCGGAGCGGGGGCTGTGGTTTGACCCGGAGGCTGGCCAGCACATCATTGATTTTGCCCGGTTCTGCCGGCATGTAAAGGGGCGTTGGGCGAACCAGGTTGTGGTGCTGGAGCCGTGGCAGCAGGCGCTGCTCTGGATTCTGTTCGGATGGATGCGGGCGGATGGGGCGCGGCGGTTTCGGTCCTCCTATTGGGAGATGGCGCGCAAGAACGGGAAGTCCCTGGTGGGGGCGATCATCGGGCTGTATGGGCTGGTGGCGGATGGGGAGGGGGGCGCGGAGATCTACGCGGCGGCGACGAAGCGGGAGCAGGCGAAGGAGGTGTTTACGCCGGCCTGGCTGATGGCGAAGAAGTCTCCGGCGCTGAAGAAGCGGCTGACGTGTTACCGGGACAATATTCACATCAAAAATACGGCGTCGAAGTTCGAGCCGGTGGGGCGAGATTCGGATACGGCGGATGGGTCGAATCCGCACATTGCGCTGGTGGATGAGCTACACGCTCACCGCGATGATGGAATGTGGGGTGTGCTAGAGACAGGGATGCGCAGCCGCTGGCAGCCGCTGATGTTTGGGATCACGACGGCGGGTTTCAACCAGGCGTCATGGTGCTATGAGCTGCGCCGGTATGCGACGCAGGTGCTGGACGGGATTGTCGTCGATGACGCGTTTTTTGCGATCATTTTTACGCTGGACCGCGAGGATATTGAGCGGCCTGACGGCTGGATGGATGAGACGCTGTGGATTAAGTCGAATCCGAACCTCGGGGTTTCGATTGATCTGGAGGGGTTGCGGGCGGCGGCTGTGCGGGCCAAGGCGATGCCGAGCGCCAAGGGCCAGTTCCTCACCAAGAGCCTGTCGGTGTGGACCAATGCCGGTGTACAGTGGATTCCGGCGGAGCGGTGGTCGCAGTGTTCGGGGGAGGTGGACGAGGCGGCGCTGGCGGGGCGGCCCTGCTATGGAGGGCTGGATCTGTCGAGTACGTTCGACCTGACGGCGCTGGCGTGGGTGTTTCCTCCGTATGGTGACGATCCGCTGTACCGGGTGGTGATGAGGTTCTGGGCGCCGGAGGCGGCGATTGCGGAGCGGATGCGCCAGCAGCGGGCGAGTTATGCGACGTGGCAGGCGCAGGGGTTTATTGAGATGATCCCTGGCGAGGTGATCGACTATGAGTATATCTACCGGCAGATCGAGCAGGATGCGACACAATTTGATGTGAAGCGGGTGGCGTTTGACCGCTGGGGGGCAAGCCAAATATATGTGCGACTGACGGCGGCTGGGATCGAGATGGTGCAGTTTGGCCAGGGGTTTGCCAGTATGTCGTCTCCGATGAAGGAGTTGGAAAAGTTGATCCGGGCGCGGGGGCTGGCGCATGGGGGGCACCCGGTGCTGGCGTGGAATATGCACAATCTGATTGCGACGAAGGATCCGGCGGGGAATATCAAGCCGGATAAGAAGCTGTCGGTGGAGAAAATCGACGGCGGCGTGGCGCTGATCATGGGGCTGGCGGGGGCGACGCTGCATGATGCGGAGGCGGCTAAATCGGTCTATGACGAAAGGGGGGTGAGGGTGTTATGAGTGGGTTTCCGCGGGTGCATGTGTCGGCGGCGGTGAATCATCTGGTGCGTGGGGTGGATCTGTTTGTGTTTGTGCCGCATGTGGAGGATGGGACGTTTTCGGTGGTGGTGGGGCCGGTGGCGTTTGAGCGGGCGGCTGTGGATGCGTCGCCGCCTCCGCTGTTTTCGCTGAGGATGGAGGAGGCGCAGCGGCTGATGGATGACCTGTGGCACGCGGGTTTGCGGCCTACGCAGGCGGTGGCGGGAGATGCGGTGCTGGCGGCGAAGGATGCGCATATTGCGGACCTGCAGCGGCTGGTGTTCGGCTCCGGGGAGGGCGCAGGCGAGGGTGCGGGCAATGGGCTGATCGGGGCGCTGACGCAGGCGGCGCTGGCGGTTGTGCTGCCGGTGATCACGCTGGCTGAGGATGGGACGGATGAGCGGGATGAGGGCTGACTGGACGGACCTGGCGCTGCTGGTGGGGGTGCTGCTGATCGGCTATTGGGTGGCGGCGGACTATGGGCTGGCGGCGCTGGGGGCGTTTGTGGGGGCGCTGCTGGTGGTGGTGGCGAGTGCGGTGGCTTACCAGAGAGGCAGGGGCGATTGATGGCGGATGAGGCTGGGGGCGAGTTGCTGCCGGTGGTGGGCGAGTTGGCGGTGATCCGGCATGGGGATCTGCGGCCGGGGGATGTGCTGGTGCTGTCGTGTCTCGGTGGGTTGCCGGATGCCCACTATCGCCGTTTGCAGGCGGCGTGCGCTGAGCTGGGAATCACGGCGATGATCCTGGAGGGTGGCCTGGAGATTGAGGCGATCCTGCACAAGGGGGAGTGATATGTTGGCGGATGCGTGGCGGCAGCAGGCGATCAATGCTGTACGGGAGGCGGAGGAGGGCGATCCGCGAATGCTGGACAGGCTGGCGCTGCTGCTGGAGCAACAGGATGAGACGGTGCGGGCGCTGCGAGAGTTGGGTGAGGGCTGGACGCTGGAGAGGCTGCTGGATTGGCTACGGGAGCAGCCGTCGATTAAGCGAGTTGTTGCGGAGAGCCTGGCGTCGGTAGTCGAAGATGCGCTCGATGATGCGGTGAGATCGGGGATTGCGGTGGCTGTGCGAGACGGCCTTGGTGTGAGGTTGGACTGAGGGGTTGACGGCGGTCGCGGCCTGGTGACGGCGACGGGGGAGTGATGGCGGTGGAGCTGCGCGCGCTGGGGAAATTTTGGGGGGAGCTGTCGGACGATGGGCGTTACCTGGAGCTGCGCCGGCATGACTGCCGGGTGGCGCGGGTGGACCTGGTGGAGTCGGCGCGCGCGGGGCGGACGGTGCTGGTGCGGGTGCGCAGTGAGGGGGAGGAGGGCGCGGGCGTTTCCCGGGAAACGGGGGGCGCGGTGTGAGCCGCTGCCAATAGCAGGTAGAGCCAGGAACTTGTGTCCTTCTGTGACCGCACAACGGCGGAGTAGAACCGCCAAAAGGTTTCCACCCGGAAGTGCCTGCTATTGACGAGAGTATTGTAGCTCGGTCCAGCCCGCCGGCCTGCTATAGAGGTCGGAGATCACAGGTTCAAATCCTGTCCCTGCTGCAATAAACCTTTACAAGGTTTTAGCGACACCTGCATTAGTGGTGTGACTGCCGGAAGAGTCCGGCGCTCATCTGGTCAGGGGGTTGAATGCGCAGACCGGATGTGCTATATTGGGTGTAGCGAGATCTACAACTAGAGCGCAGGGCGAGCGGCGACCATTCAGTCGCATCTCGCCAGATTGACGCCAGATAGCTTGTCACGTTCAAAGGTGACGGCTGTCTGGCGTCTTTTTATTTCCGGTGTGCGATGGGCTTTCTTTCCAGCTTGTTCCAAACGAAGAGTGTAGAGGAGAGGGCGGCTGCGCAGCGCCAGCACCCATCGGCGGATATTGATTGGGCTGAGTTCCTGGGGGCGGCCAGCCGCACGGCGGGGCTGCCGACGCCTTCGGTGGAGTCGGCGATGACGATGCCGGCGGTGTACGCGTGTGTGCGCGTGCTGGCGGAGACGGTGGCGAGCCTGCCGCTGATTACGTACCGGACGCGGCCGGATGGTGGCCGGGAGCGGGCGGGCGACCTGCCGCTGGCGCGGCTGCTGGCGCGGCGGCCCAATCCGGAGATGACTGCGTTTGAGCTGGAGGAGCTGCTGACCAGCCAGTGCGCACAGTGGGGCAACGCGTACGCGTTTCTGGATCTCAATCAGCGCGGGCAGGTGACGGCGCTGTGGCCGATGCGACCGGACCGCACGCAGCCCCAGCGGCGCAATGGCGAGCTGCAGTATCGCTACCGAATGGACGACGGGCAAGAGGTTGTGATCCCGGCGTGGCAGGTGCACCACCGCAAGGGGCTGTCGGGAGACGGGATTGTCGGCTATTCGCCGCTGCGCGTGGCGATGCTGGCGGTGTCGCTGGGGATGGCGACTGAGGAGTTCGGCGCCCGCTTTTTCTCGAACGGGGCGCGGCCGGGGATGGTGCTGGAGCACCCGGGGAAACTGAGCGATCAGGCGTTCGAGCGGCTGCGGGTGAGTTGGCGGGATGATCACCAGGGGTTGAGCAATGCGCATAAGATCCGCATCCTGGAGGAGGGGATGAAGATCGAGACGCTGGGGATTCCGCCGGAAGAGGCGCAGTTTTTGCAGACGCGCACGTTCCAGGCGCAGGAGATTGCGCGCATCTACCGGATGCCTCCGCACAAGATCGGCCTGCTGGACAACGCCACATTCAGCAATATCGAGCACCAAGCGATTGAGTTCGTGACGGACACGATCCGTCCCTGGCTGCGCCGGTTTGAGCAGGCGCAGGCGCGCGACCTGCTGACCGAAAGCGAGCGGCAGACGATCTACACGGAATATCTGGTCGAGGGGCTGCTGCGCGGGGATACGGTGAGCCGCTACCAGTCGTATGCGGTGGGCCGCCAGTGGGGATGGCTGGCGGTGAATGATATTCGCCGGCTGGAGAATATGGAGCCTATCGCCGACGGCGACGTCTATCTGCAGCCGCTGAACATGGTGGAGGCCGGGACGCCGGCCGCCAACGGCGCGCCAGATGCCGCCGGCCAGACGCGCAGCCCGGGCAGTGGGGCCGGGGCTGCGGCCTGGCTGCGGCCGGTGGTTGAGGATGCGGCGAGGCGGCTGGCGCGGCGCGAGGCTGCGGACCTGCGCAAGGATGGTGCGAAGGCGCTGCGATCTCAGCCGGAGGCGTTTGGTGGCTGGCTGCAGGAGTTTTACGGAGGGGTGGGCGAGGCCGGCTGCCAGATGCTGCAGCCGGTGGCGACGGCGGTGGCCCAGGCGGCGGGACGCAGCGAGGATGCGCTACGCAGCGCGGTGAGTGCAGCGGTTTTTGAGTCGGCGTGGCGCAGCCTGCAGCAGGCGCGCATGGTGACGAGTGAGGCGCAGGGCGCTGGCATGACGCCGGTGGCGGCGCTGGAGCAGTATGCGGCGATGATCGAGGCGGCCGGGCCGCAGGTGCTGGCTGATGCGGTGCTGGCGGCGTTGGCTGAGGTGGCGAGGTGACTATGAGCGGGCTAGAGCGGCGCATTGTGCCGGCGCGTGAGATGCGGGTGGTGGAGCAGGGGGACGGCAAGCCGCGGTTGATCGTGGGCTATGCGGCTGTGTTCGACTCGCTGAGCGTGGAGCTGTGGGGGTTCCGTGAGCGTGTCGCGAGGGGGGCGTTTGCGGACAGCCTGGCGGCCGGCGACGACGTGCGGGCGTTGTGGAACCACGATCCGAACATTGTGCTGGGGCGGACGCGGAGTGGGACGCTGCGGCTGAGCGAAGACGAGACGGGGCTGTATGTGGAGATTGAGCCGCCGGACACGCAGCAGGCCAACGACCTGGTGGCGGTGATCGCCCGCGGGGATGTGGACCAGATGTCGTTTTCGTTCCGGGTGATCGAAGACAAATGGAGCATCGACGAAAGCGAGCAGTATGTGCGCACGCTGCTGCAGGTGAAACTCTACGACGTGGCGCCGGCGACGTTCCCGGCCTACCCGGACACGTCGCTGGGGGTGCGCTCGGCGGGGCCGCATCCATTCTATGGGGAGATTCCGGTGATTCCGGCCGCGGCGCAGCGGGCGCTGCCTGCGGCTGCTGCGGAGGCCGAGGCGCGGGCGCGCCTCGCTGCGCTGCGGCGCCGGTTGGAGATGGCAGAAACTGAGTAGCGGAGGATAGGGCGATGAATTTGCGAGAACTGATGGACAAGCGCGCAGGGCTGATGCAGCAGGCGCGTTCGCTGGTTGAGTCGGCGGAGAAGGAAAACCGCAACCTCTCGGCGGAAGAGCAGGTGCAGTATGACAAGCTGCTGGGCGATGCGCTGGAGCTGAAGACACGCATCGACCGGGCGGCGCAGTTGGCGGAGGAGGAGCGCAGCTCGGGGCTGCCCCTGGGCGGTGCGCCGAAGAACGACCCGGATCCGCAGGGCGGCGAGAGCCGCAGCGATGACCCGCGCGCCAGCAAGGAGTATCGCCAGGCGTTCACTTCGTTCCTGCGCGGCGGGTTTGGCGGGCTGGGCGCGGCTGAACACCGTGCGCTGCAGAGCGACCTGAACACGGCGGGCGGCTACCTGGTGACGCCGATGCAGTTTGTCAACGACCTGATCCAGGCGATGGACAACGCGGTGTGGATCCGGCAGTGGGCGACCACATTCCAGGTGCCGACGGCGCAGAGTCTGGGCGCGCCGAGCCTGGAGGCAGATCCTGCCGATCCGACGTGGACGGCGGAGATCGCCACGGGGACGGAAGATGGCAGCATGGCGTTTGGGCGGCGCGAGCTGCTCCCGCACCCGCTGGCCAAGCGCATCAAGCTCTCTAACAAGCTGTTGCGCCAGGTGCGCAACGTGGAGACGCTTGTGCGGGAGCGCCTGGCCTACAAGTTCGCGGTGACGATGGAAGCTGCGTACATGACGGGCAACGGCGCGGGCAAGCCGCTTGGCGTGTTTGTGGCGAGCAACGACGGCATCCCCACCACGCGCGACGTGGCGACGGACAACGCACAGACGGCCGTGACGATGAACGGGCTGATCAACGCCAAGTACGGCTTGAAGGGCCAGTACTGGGCGGGCGCTCGCTGGATTTTCCACCGCGACGTGGTCAAGACAATCGCCAAGTTGGTCGACGGCAACGGGCAGTATATCTGGCGCGATTCGGTGCAGGCCGGGGAGCCGGACCGGCTGCTTGGGCTGCCGGTGTTCCTCAGCGAGTACGCTCCGAACACGATGACGGCGGGGCTGTACGTGGGCATCCTGGGTGATTTCAGCTACTACTGGATCGCGGATGCCCTGGACATGCAGGTGCAGCGGCTGGTGGAGCTGTACGCCGAGGCGAACCAGGTTGGGTTGATCGGGCGCATGGAGAGCGATGGTATGCCGGTGCTGGGCGAGGCGTTCGTGCGCGTGACGCTGGCGCCCTGAGCAAGTGACGAAGTGACGGGGTGACGGGGTGGGCGGGGATTGGACCTGCTCACCCCATCGACCAGCTATGAAATAGGAGGATGAGATGCAGAACCTTGCGAGCAATGTGAAGATCAGCTATGGGCGGGCCGCCGTGGGCAACGCCAACAACACGGACAGCAACACGGCGATCCTGGACATGAGCGGGTTTGACGGCGTGCTGTTTGTTGCGCCGATCACGGACTGCGTGCAGGCCGGCGTGGCGACCCTGACGGTGGAGAGCAACGCGGCGAACAGTGATGCGGGGATGGCGGCAATCACGGGGGCAGCGGCTACGGCGACGAGCGCGGCCAATGATGATCTCAACGGCAAGTGCCTGGTGGTGGACGTGTTCAGTCCGCAAAAGCGGTATGTGCAGGCGGTGGTCACGAGCGCGACGCAGAATATTGCGTTCGGCGACGTGATCGCCATCCAGTACAGAGGGCGCAAGGCGCCCGTGTCGGTGGCCGCGAGCATCGCCAGCCAGGTGGCCGTGGTGGGGGCCTGAGCCATAACCAACGGGCGATGGATGGGAGTGGCGGTGGGCTTGGCGCTGACGCTGGTGCTGGGGCTGCTCCTGGCGCTGGCGCCGGCGGCTGCAGGGGACGAGACGACCGATGCGGCGCCATATGAGACGGCGGCGCTGCGCAAGGCGGCCAGGCCGCGGCGGGCTGGGTCGGGGGGCGTGTGAGCATGGACGGGACGTGGCGGCTGGTTTCGATGGGTTCGGCGGTGGAGCCGGTGACGCTGACGGAGGCGAAACTGCAGTGCCGCGTGGATGGCACTGCGGAGGATGCCCTGCTGGGGGCTTATATCCGGGCGGCGCGCCAGATGTGCGAGGAGCAGACGTGGCGCTCGCTGCTGACGCAGACGTGGGATCTGTGGCTGCCGTGCTGGCCGCCGTGTCGGTCGATCCGGCTGCCGCGGCCTCCGCTGCGGTCGGTGACGTATGTGAAGTATTACGACGCCAGCGGCGTGCAGCAGACGCTGAGCAGTGATGCATACCAGGTGATCACGCAGACGGAGCCGGGCGGGATTGCGTTGGCGTCCGGGCAGTACTGGCCGGGACATTCGTCTGATGTGGCGCTGCCGATCAATATCCGGTTTGTGGCGGGGTATGGCGACGCGGCGGCAGCGGTCCCGGAAGCATTGCTCCAGGGGATGCGGCTGCTGATCGGCCACATGTACGCCAACCGGGAGAGTGTCAACGTGGGCAACATCACAAATGTGATGCCGCAAGCGGTGGACTGGCTGTGGGCGCCGTATATGGTGCGTTGGTGAGTGAAGGGCGATGAAGGCCGGAGAACTGCGCGAGCGGGTCGAAATCCAGACAGCGACGGTGACGCGGGACGCGTACGGCGCGGAGCTGCCGGCGTGGGCGACGGTGGCCACGGTGTGGGCGAAGGTCGTGGAGCGCGGGGGACGTGAGCCGATCCTGGCCGACCGGCCGGTGATGATGATTTCCTACGAGATCACTATGCGGGCGGGGGTGACGGTGACGCACGGGCAGCAGTGCCTCTGGGCGGGAAAGACGCTGAGCGTGGAGACGGTGACGCCGGTTCCGGCCGCGGGGCTGATTGTGCTGCGCTGCCTGGAGGCGGCGGCCTGATGGCGCGTCGGCGGCGGGTGCGGCGGCTGCGTCTGGCGGTGCAGCAGAATGTGACGCAGGAGCTGCGCCGCATCGACATCGGGCTGAAGGGTCCGGTGATGGATGTGGGGCTGCTGGAGGCGGCGGACTACCTGGCGGATATTGCCAGGGCACGGGCGCCACGGCGCACGGGGACGCTGGCGGAGGGGATTTATACGGCGAATGCGTACCGTTCCAACCATCCGGGCGGGCGGGCGACGATGCGGCTGAAACGACCGCCGAAGCCGGGCACGGCGGTGGTGGCGGCGGGGGTGTTCTACCAGCGATTTTATGAGTATGGCAGGAAACGACGCGAGGGGACGCCGACGAAGCGGGGTGTGCCGAAACAGCGGCGGCGGCCATTCTTCCGCCAGGCGCTGCAATCGGGAATGCCCGGTGCGAAGGCGATTCTGCAGCGGCGGGCGAAGCGCATTATCGAGGCGAACGGGTAGGCATGATCGAACAGGTGTTGGTGACGAGGCTGCTGGCGTGGCCGGCGGTGGCGGCGGTGGTTGGGAACCGGATGTCGCCGGTTGTGCTGCGCCAGGGGACGACGGCGGCGGCGCTAATTTATCAGCGGCTCTACGCTCAACGGTCCTACAGCTTGGCAGGATCAGCGGGCTGGACGGAGACGCAGGTGCAGATTACGTGCTGGTCCACCAGCTATGCGCAGGCGCGCACGCTGGCGGATGAGGTGCGCAAGGCGCTGGACGCATGGGCCTCGGCCGCAGATGGGGTGCACCTGGTGAGCATCAACGATGGGGCGGATACCTACGCTGAGGATTTCGATATGGTGGGGGCGACGGTGCTGGTGACGATCCGGCACGAGGAGGATTGAGATGCCAGTGCAGGCGTACAAGACCAGGATCCTGATCGACCAGTTCGATTTTTCGGGCGAGACGAGCGGCGGCTCACTGGCGTTTACGGTGCCGCCAATCGATGCGCCGGCGCTGCAGCAGGCGGCGAAACTGGCGATCCCGGGCAACCAGAGTGCAAAGTTGGAGTTCAGCGGCTACTGGAACGGCGGGGCGGCGGAACTGCTTGATAACGAGCTATATGCGCGGCTGGGGACCAGTACGCCATGCATTGTGGCGACATGCTTGGATACGTCGGCGGTGGGGAATCCGGCCTATGTGCTGCGCTCTACGTGGGGCCAGCAGCTCAAGGTCGACTGGCCGGTGGCCGAGCTGCTGACGGCGAGCGCAGCGTTTGAGGATGCGGCGGTGCGCGGGGTGGTGCTGGCGCACCAGACGTTTAGCGCGACGGGCGCCGGGTCGGTGATCGACCTGGGGGCGGCGGTGGGCGGCGGCTGGGCGGTGCTGGTGGTGCGGGCAATTGTGGGGGCGGCGACTAATGCGTCGTTCCTGGTGCAGCACGCGCCGACGTTTGCGTTCAGCGCGCCGGTGACGTTCGGGACGTTTGGGGCGGTTTCGGCGGCAGGGGCGCAGGCGATCACGCTGGCGGACCCGAAGCGCAGGTATGTGCGGTTGAATTGCGCCGATCTCGGCGGTGCGACCAGCATCGCGGTGACGGCGATTGTGGGCGTGGCTGCGGCCAGCTAAGGAGGTAGAGATGCCAGTCAAGGTCTTGGGCAACATTGCAATTACATATGCGTCGCTGAACATGACGCCGTATCTCGACGGAGGCTCCCAGGAGATGGTGGTGGAGGCTGTTGACACCACGAATCTGGCGAGCACGGGCAAGCAATCGACGCCGGGCACGCCCAGCGTGTCGGTGCCGGTGTCGGGGTTCTGGGATTCGGCGCTGGATGCGGTGCTGGGCGCGGATGCGGTGAACCCGCCTTCGACGCTGCGCAACCTGACGGTGCAGATTGGGCCGGTGGGCAACCGCCGGACGTACACGCTGGTAGGGACGACCACGGTAGGGGCGTTCGTCAGCGATTACAAGATCGATTTCAGCGATCCGATGGGGATGATCAAGTGGTCGGGGACGCTCACCGTTAGCGGCATACCGACGCCGAGCTAAGCGGGGCGCTGGCGTTTTCCGGGAAACGGAAGAAAGGCAGCATGGCGAGGATGAAAAGCGAGCCGGTTGGGACGGCGATCTGCCGGGGGCTGGGGATTCCGTCGGAAATGGTAAGTTGCGTGCGGCTGGTGGTGAAGGCCGGGGACGTGCTGCGGGCGGAGGTGGATTTCTACCCGCAGATCACGGAGGAGGGCCTAGCGCAGATCGTGGCGGCCCTGGAGGAGCAGCGGACGGTGATCGACGTGGCAATGGGGCGCGAGGCGGGGGAGTACAGGTATGGCCAGACGTTTTGAGTATGCCGAACTGCCGGGCAACTGGGTCGAACTGCACGAGGCGTGGACGCGGCGTGAGCTGCGGGAGGCGCTGAACCAGGAGGGCGAGGCATTTGCGGCGCTGCTGGCGAAGAAGATCGAGGCGTGCAACCTGGAGACTGGGGATGGAGAGCCGATCACGGCGCCGGCGCAGATCACGCGTGAGGCGCTGGACGAGGGCCTCCGCTATGAGGTGTATTGCTGGCTGATGAGCACGGTTACGCAATTCGTGATCGAGGTGCAGCGGCTGGGGGAAGCGACGCAGCGGCGGCTGTGGCGAGATTTCGCCAAGGGGATGCTGACCGCTGCGGAGACGGAGACGCCGGAAGCGGGGCTGCCCGACGGCGCATTATCCCCGTTCCAGACGCTCTGACGGATGCCTGGCTGCTCCAGTTGTTTCCGGGGCGGACGCTGGAAGAGTTGGACCGGATCGACTATGCCAGGCTCCAGCGGGCAATGGAGGCGCGCAATATCGAGCGGATGGAGGATCTGCGACGGCTGACGCTGGCGCAGAAGCACAAGGCGACGCCGGCGGAATATCAGCAGTTCTGCCAACACGATAGTCTCTACAAGAAATTCTATGGATGCGAGGATGCTGTTCCTGATCCAGGCGCGCAATGAGGCGAGCCGGGATCTGAAGTCGTTGGAATCTGAGATCGGCGGCGTGGTGCGGTCGGCGTCGAAGCAGCCGATCGACATCGGCGCGGATGTGGATCTGGGCGATATGCTGGGCCAGTTCGGCAGCCTGCAGGGGGCTGTGGGTGCGCTGGGCAAGGCTGTGCCGGTGCTGGGCGGCGCGCTGGCGGGGCTGGGGCTGGCGGCCGGGGCGATGACGTGGGGACGGCAGGCGGCGGAGGTACAGGCGCTGGAGCGGTCGTTCAACCGACTGGCGGGGAGCGTGGGCACGTCGGGCGCGTCGATGCTGGCGTCGATGAAGGCGGTGTCGAGCGGCATGATCTCCGACATGGATCTGATGCTGGCGGCTAATTCGGCGATGGCGCTGGGCGTGGCCGACAGTGCGGAGGAGGTGGCCAGCCTGCTGGAGGTCGCCATTGCGAAGGGGGCGGAGTTTGGGATTGCGCCTACGCAAGCGTTTGGGGACCTGATCAACGGCCTGGGGCGCATGAGCCCGGAAATCCTCAACAACATCGGCATTGTGATCAATGCGGAGCAGGCGTACAACGCGTATGCGGCGGAGCTGGGCACGACGGCGGCGGCGCTGAACGAGGCGCAGCGGATGCAGGCGCTGGTGAATGCGACGCTGGCGGCGAATCCGCAGGCGGCGGCGCAGGCGGCGGCAGCGGGCAACGACGGCGCGGCGGCGTTTGCGCGCTGGAATGTGGCGACGGCGCAGTTCTCGGCGACGTTCGGGGCGGTGTTTTTGCCGGCGATTGCGGGCGGGCTGGACCTGGTGACGCGATTTGTGAACGCGGTGGGCGGCATCGGCAGCGTGCTGGCGGGCGAGTTCAACATGACGCCGGAGCAGATCAGTCAGAAGATCGCCGATGTGAATGCGCAGATTGCGGAATACAAGACGCCAGGCAAGTACGCAGACGCCAGCAACCAGATCGCCATGCTGGAGGATGAGCTGGCGATGCTGGAGCAGGCGCAGGCAATGCTGGTAAGCACGTCGCTGGCCACGGCGGATGGGATTGGGGCGACGGGCGACGCGGCGGCAGCGACGACGCCGGCGATGGGGGCTGCCGGCGCGGCGGCCGATAGCCTGCGGGCGAAGCTGGCACAGTTGGCAGGGCAGGCGAGTACGACGGGATCGGCGCTGCAGTCGGCGTGGCTGGGCGCGGTGGGGGCGCTGGGGGCGAGCCAGGCGCTGGCGGGCTACAATGAGTCGATGAAGCGGTTTGAGGCGCTGACCCAGGTTTGGAACACGGTGATGCTCTCGGGTGATGCGCGGGCGTTTGCGGAGCGGCAGTTTTGGGAAGAAGAGAACGCTCGCATTGCGGACCAGGTCAAGCTGCTGACCGATGTGGAGGGCGCGCAGAAGAACCTGACGACGGCGGTGGGGGCCACAGCAAGCGCCTACGATGGGCTGGTGGGCAAGGTGCAGGGGCTGGTCAGCCAGGCGCTGACGCTGGATGTGGAGTGGCCGGGGAAGGATGGCGGTGGCCAGGGCGGCGGTGATGCCATCAACGAGAATGCGAAGCGGCTGGCGGCGATTGCCAACGAGGGCTTAATCGGCCAACCGTGGCTGGAGGAGTTTGCGGCGGAGGCGCCGGGAACCTACGCCGACCTGATGCTCAAGATCGCCGCGGGGATGAATCCGCAGGGGGCGGCGCAGCAGTTGATGGCGGAGTTCCAGGCGGGAATGCGCCCAGACCTCTTGGACAAGGGCATGATCAAAGACCGCGTGCGCCAGATGCTGCTGGGGGAGAGCAACACGGCGCAGATTGCGCAGGAGATTGCAGCGGAGCTGGCGAGCGAGCTGAATGTGTCGCTTGGGGATGCCCAGGCGGCGGTCAATTCGACGCTGGGGATCACGGCGCCGGGCGGTGAGCAGGCGCAGGCCGGGCTGCAGGATGGGCTGGCGGCGGCGACGGACGGCAAGGCGTTGGTGGAGCAAATTGCGGGGCAGATGGAGGCGGCAGCGGACCGGATGCGCGTAGCGGGCAATGACGCGGGACAGAAGTACGGCATCGGGTTTATGGCCACGGTGGAAACCTCGCTGGCTGGGCCGCTGATCTCGCTGCTGGTTACGCTGGTGACGCCAGGGGTGATGGCGGCCATGGCGGCGCAGGCGGGTACGACGGGGGCTAAGTAAGAATGGCTACGCTGAGTTTGGGAGGGCAGACGCTGCCGGATCCCAGCGAGTATGAGGAGAGCGAGGGCTATCGCGGGGGCGGGCGGATGATGGCCGACGGCTCGGTGGCGTTCGACCTGGTGACGGCGGCGGCGAAACACGAGTACACGATTGGGTGGGGGACGCTGACGGCGGCGCAGAAAACACAGGTCAAGGACGCGCTGGCGACGGTCAAGAATGCGAGTGCGTCATTTGTGACGCTGGAGGGCACGACGGTGACGGTGACGCGGGCGCAGGATCAGGAGGAGGTGCGATTTACGGCGGTGCCAGTGGCCAGTGGCCAGGTGCGCTGGAAGGCGCAGTTGAAGCTGCGCGAGGTGTAGGGATGCCGCGCACGATTGGGTTTCGTCTGTGGATTGATTGGGATTTCAATGGGGTCTATTCTGACGAGTCGGCCTATCTGGTGCAGGCGACGGGCAATCTGTCGCTGGTGCGGCCGGATGATTTTATGGCGGGCGGCAAGGGGCAGGTGGATAGCTGCTCGCTGACGCTGCGCAATGCGGGAGGGCGGTTTTCGCCGTTGAATGCGGCGGGGCCGCTGTACAGTTATCTGCAGAATGGAAAGGCGTACCATGCGCCGATGTACCTGGAAGTCTCCATTGATGGGGGCTCCAACTATGCGCGGGTCTTCACGGGGGTGTGCAAGATCCCGAAAGAGAGTGGATTAACGGCGCGCGAGGGGCCGGTGGTGGAGATTGCGTGCCGGAGCCAGGATGAGGTGCTGCTGCAGTTGCGACAGAGTACGTCGCTGTTGCAGTTCCGGGCGTGGCTGGCGGCAGGGTATACCGAGGGGGAGATCATTGATGCGCTGCTGGCTGCTGCCGGCGTGAGCAGCCGGAGCGTGGATGCGGGGCTGCTGCCGGCGCCGTGCGTGTGGCTGGACGATGAGTCGGTGCTGGAAGAGTTGTGGATGCTGGCGGCGGCCGCCGGGGGGCGGTTTTATAGCGACCCGGATGGCGTGGCACGCTATGAGAATGCGGCGCACTGGCTGAGCCACAGCGCAAGCCTGGAGACCATTACGCGGGCGGATTACGACCGGCCGCTGGAGGCGTTGTATGAGGATGATGACATCTACAACGTGGTGACGGTGGAGGCCAGCCCGCGCGTGCTGGGGGCGTGGGAGGTGGTCTGGGAGCCGGACGAGCCGGTTGTGGTGCCGCCGGGCGGGTCGAAGTCGATCACGGCGCGGCTGCGGCAGCCGCTGGGGGCGACGTTCGGGCCGGAGTGGCAGGCGATCACGGCGGGCGGGCAGAACATCACAGCGTATGTGGCGGTGATCGCAAACTATTACGCCCAGCGGGTGGAGTTTGCGATCACGAACAGCAACCCGTACTGGGCGGCATATCTGCGCCCGTTCCGGCTGGTGGGCCAGCCGGTTGTCGGGGGGCCGACGCACGAGGAGAGCCGCAATAGCGCGGCGCATGGGAGCAATGCGGCATTTTTCGCGACGCGGGGGACGCGTACGCGCTCTGTGCGGGGCAATCCGTATGTGCAGGGCAAGGCGCAGGCAGGAATGCTGGCGCTCTACCTGCTGCACCAGTCGGAGTGTCCGCGGCTGACATACACGCTGCGCGGCTGCCTGGGTGTGCCAGCCCGGCGGCTGGGGGACCGGGTGACGGTCTCGGACCCCAGCGTGATGAGCAGCAGCCGGGATGCGTACCTGGTGGGGATTGCGTGGCGGCTGACGCCGACGGGTTTCTCCCAGGACCTGACTGCCATCGATGCCGCGCAACTCTATCCGCACCAGAGCGCGGGCTATTTTGTGGCGCACGACACGACGGGCGATACGCTGCTTAGTTCGGGCAGCAAGCGACTGTTTTATTGAGAGGGTGCTATGGCTTGGGTTACGCCACCTACGTGGACAAATGGAGAGGTACTGGGGGCGACGAAGCTCAACCAGTTGAGCGACGCGGCGACGTTCCTCAACGGGCTCGGGGGGCAGCCGGCGGCAGTGGGGCTGGTGCAGGTGGCCACGGCGACGACCAGCTATGTGTTCTGGTGCCCGCGGCATCGCCATCGCTATCTGCAGGTGCGCTACTGGACGGATGGGGCGGACGAGATCAACGTCTACTACAACGGGACGAAGGTCTTTTACGACAACGACCCGGACAATGGCGAGCAGTGGTTGCGCCAGGGGGGCGTGGCGTCGGCCTATCTGGACCTGGATGGGGTGGCGGGGATGGTGGCGTATGGCCAGCCATATGAGCTGACGATTGAGGTCAAGCCGCTTAGCGGTGGAAAGACTATCAAGTTGCGCCAGGTTTTTGAGAGCAACACGGCGGCGGTGTAGCGATGACTGTGCCGCGCCAGTGGGCGCATGGGGACCAGCCGACGGCGACGCTGATGAATCAGTATGCGGCGGCGCTGACGGAAGCGCATAATTCGCTGGGGGATGCGGCGATCCAGCCGCTGCGGCTGAAGAGCAGCGAGGCGGAGTTCTCCCTGCTGCACACGTATCGGTATCTGCATTTCACGTCTGCCGGCTCGCTGGTGGACCCGGCGGGGGTGGAGACAGAGATCGGGCTGAGTGAGGACGAGACGGGCCGCGGGGTGCTGGATCTGGACGGGACGTGGATGGCGTATGGGGCGGTATACCATGTGCGCGGGTGTTCGGCGTGCGCAGAGGATTGGGAGCCGTAGGGCTGGGGTTGTAGATGCCAAAGAGTGATGCGCTGCGGGCGATTGACAGCAGGCGGGCCAGCGGCGGCGGGTCGCTGTACGTCAATGGCGGGACTGGCGGGGCGTATGTGCTGCCGGAGCATAATTCGCTGCCGGGTTTGACGGTTGGCGACCCGCACACGCTGTATTTAACCCCTGGTCGCGGCGCGCTGCTGTTTGTGCCGCTAACGCGGCAGGTGGCGACGGGGGCGACGAGCGGGCTGGCCGGCGGCGGGACGCTGGGGGCGGACCTGGATTTGAGCCTGTCGGCGCACGCGGCGGGGGCAGGGCTGACGTATGACAACAATCAATTGTCGGTCGTGCCAGGCGAGGGGCTGGAGATCGAGACAGACGCCATCGGGCTGAAATCGTCGGTGGCCGGCGCGGCGCTCTCCTACAACGCTGGGGTGCTGGCGGTCGTGCCAGGCGAGGGGCTGGAGATTGAGACGGATGCCATCGGGTTGAAATCGTCGGTGGCCGGCGACGGGTTGAGCTACAACGCTGGGGTGCTGGCGGTGGGGGTGGCGAACACGGGGGCGGTTGGTCTGAGCGTAGAGGCAGACTTGGTGCGGCTCACCTCCAGCAGCAATCCCGGCGCGGCAGCCAAGGTGCTGGCGACCGACCAGAACGGCAGCCTGTTTTTGGATACCAGTCTGCTCTACATTGACGCGCCCAACAACCGCGTGGGCATCAACCGCACGCCGGGCGGCGCGGCGCTGGACGTGATCGCGGCGAACAATGCGGACCACACGCAGCGACTCAAACAAAAAACGGGGCAGACGGGCCGGCTGTGGCGGGTGGAGAATGCCGCCGGCGACGAACTGATTGTGCTCGACAGCGAAGGGAATCTGCAATCGGGCAATCCGGGATTCGTCAGCGGCTTCACGGGCTGGCAGATGTCGCGCATTGGCGACCTGGAGGCAAACAGCGGGCGATTCCGGGGCGAGCTGCACGCATCCATGTTCGTGATGGATGAGTTTCATTCGAGCGGCGGCACGCTGTTTATTGCGCCGGCGGGAAAGCTGGAGGCAAATGCCGCGCTGGACGCAACGGCAGGCGATCCGGCAGCCGTCAACGTGAGATCGGCTGCGTTTGTAGAAACCGTACTGAGCGTGAGATCGGCCGCCTTTACGGAGACGACGCTCACGGCGCGGAGCATCGAAAACTATGTGGAGATCACCGACCCGCCCAGCGGCCACGCACGGGTTTTCAGCGTCGGCGACCGCTTGCGCTGTAAAACGATGGCGATGGGCGCGGGGCTGGACGTCTACGATATTTGGATGCAGGTGTCCAGTGTCCGGGACATGGGGGCCTATTTTCGCTATTACGTGTCGATCCTGTACGGTACGACGCCGGTGACGCTGCCGGCGGGCGCAGCGATCATCAACTATCGCAAGGCCGGCGATGGGTTGATTGTGCTGACTGCCGACCAAGGATACGCGCCATACATACAGGTGGTGATTTCCGGCGCCCGGCCCTGGCTGGGTGAGATTACGCCTACTGTGCGCATGGGCAGGCTGGACGGCGTGGGCGTGCCGGGGGTAGGCGGCATCTATCAGCATGGCATCGTGCTGGGCCGCAATCTGGCGGATGCGAATGAGCCGTATTTCGTGGCGAGCGACCGGCAACTGGCAAGCTACAAAATTGACGCCAGGTGGAATGACGGCGGGAACGACACGGCGCAGATCGAGGCGTCGGGCCGGATGCGGCTGGGCACAAATATAGGCCAGGCGGCGACGACATTTTTTGACGCCAACCCCGCGGCGGGCACACTGCAAATCGGCAGCCCGGCGACGGCGGCCAATGTTGCACTGTATGGCACGTTGTATCTGCCGAGTGGTGCGCCAGTGGAAACCATGCGTTGGCGGGACGCCTGGGCCAGCGGCACGGCCTATGCCAAGCAGGACGCGGTCAACTATGGCGGGTCTAGCTGGATTACTGACAGCGCGCACACAGCGAGCGGGGCCAACGCTCCTGGCACGGGCAGCATGTGGAGCGTACTCGCGCAACAGGGCAACACAGGCGCGACGGGGGCCACAGGAGCGCAAGGACCGGCGGGGCAATCCATTGCTGTGCAGTACTCGATCTCCGGCAGCGGAGACTGGCACTCAACATTTGCGACCGGTGACATCTACATGCGCCAGAGTGCGGATGGGGGGGCGACGTGGAGCGCAGCTATTCGCATCGTAGGCGAGGCGGGTGCGTCTGGCGCAGATGGCGCTGACGGCAATTTTGTGCAGTACGTGTTTCGTCGCGCCGCGACACTGCCGGCGACGCCAACGGGCAACAGCGTACCGTCCGGGTGGAGCGATGCGCCGCCAACGGGCGCTGACCCGCTGTGGATGAGCAAAGCGACGCAGACGTTGGCAGGAACAACTATCAGCAGTTGGTCTGCTCCGGTGCGCATCACAGGCGATACGGGCGCGACCGGGACGGCGGGGATGAACGCCAAACTTGTCACGCTGGCGGCGGGCGCACTGGTGTTTGCGGTGGACAACAGCGGGATTGCTGACCCGACGGCGATCACGCTGGTGGCGAGCGGCCAGAACGTGGCGGGATCGCCGGTGTGGAGCGCAAGCCCGACGACGGCGCTGACGGGCAGCGGAAACAGCCGAAGCCTGGCCTACACTGCAATGGTGTCCGAGAGCGTGACGATCACGATTACCTGGGACGGCCTGACCGACTCGGTGACAATTGTCAAAGTGCGCGGCGGGGCAGACGGTGCAGACGGGCTGCCGGCGCTGACGGTGGTGATGAGCAACGAGGCGCACGTGCTGCCGGCGACCACGGCGGGGAATGTGCTGAATTACGCCGGCAGCGGAACAACGGTCCAGGTGTTCGAGGGCGTCACGGCGCTTGCGGCGGCGAGCGGCGGTGCAGCGGGAACGTTTGCGGTTGCGCTGATTTCGGCCATGCCTGTCAATGTGCGGTCGACGGCGTTTGCGGAGCGCACGCTGAGTTCGCGCTCGACGGCGTTTGCGGAGAAGGTGCTAACGGCGCGCAGTCTGCCGTTGACGCCGGGGGCTATCTCCTACGCTGCTGGCGTGGCGACGGTTGGCAACCATAGCGATATGAGCGCGGCGGTCGATCTGGTGCTGCTGGTGCACCAAGTGACGGTGACGCGGGCGGGCGGCCAAGTCGTGACGCTGGAAAAGGTGCAGACGATCAGCAAGAGCCGTCAGGGTTTAACTGGTTTAACTGGTTCAACTGGTGCGACTGGTGCGACTGGTGCGACTGGTGCGACTGGTGCGACTGGCGCGCAGGGGCCGCAGGGGCCACAGGGGCCACAGGGGCCACAGGGGCCGCAGGGCGCGCAAGGGCCGCCGGGCTTGGATAACCAGGGGTTTGGATTTCTCGATTTTAGTTTGGCGGCGTTGCAGGGGCGCAGTGCAGGCGCTGGCATGTATATCGTGGGGGATTACATCGGCTGGTACAGCGGTGGATCAGCCGGCAATTTTTCGTTCTACCTGTCAAACGGAGGGGATTTTAAATTTGGCGCACCGGGCGCGCCATCGGCGTTGGAGTACAGCGCCGCCGCCAATCAACTGCGCGGGCGAGTCGGAGCGACGACGCATTGGTATGTGGATGGCAGCGACGGAAAATTCTATGCCGGCGGCGGCAACGTCGGCTTGACCGCCGCAGGGCTGGGGCTGAAGGCGAAGGCTTACGTTGACTGGAACGATACGAGCACGGCTATCGTGTGGGCGGAGACGCTGCCGGCCACAAACGTAATTGCCAAGTTGGAGTCTCTGAATGTGCCGGGGGACGCCAACTATCTGTGGGCGTACAGTAAGGCGACGACGACGCAGGATGGGGATGCGCAATTTGGCAATCTGATCGACGGCGTCGGTTGGGGGGCCAGTGTGCGCGCCAAAACGGAGTACAGCGGCGGGGCGTGGGCGAAAAATTTACAATTTATCGGAGACGCGCTATTCCTGGACTCGCTGAAAAAGCGCGTAGCGGGAGTGGATTACGACGTGTCGCTGGTGGGCCACACGCACGACTATGCAGCCAGCGTACACACGCACGATGATCGTTATTACACCGAGACGGAAACCAACAACTTGCTGGCGGGCAAGAGCGCAACTGGGCACACGCACGCGTACCTGGCGACCAGCGGCGGCACGGTCAACGGCGCGGTGACTGTCGAGGGGACGCTGAGTACGGGCGTCAATACAAGCAATAGCACAGATTCCACGTACTATCTCGACATCGGGCTGTGGAAGGACACGACATCAGACCCGGCCGCGCCTGCTAGCAATAAGGTTAGGCTGTTTTTGCGTAAAAACAGTACGGGGCGGCTTGAACTGTACGCATTATTTCCTGGGACGGGCGGCAGCACACGGCTGGCCGTATCGGCAACATAGGGAGGCACTATGGATTACACACTGATCAGAAATGTAGTAAACCGGGCGCTGGAACAGATGGCGGCGCGCGAGATGGCGAGCGGCGGGCAGCTCAGCGCGGAGCAGAAGATCGCCGACCAGGTGGTGAGCGATCTGTTTCCGACGCTGGCGGAGAAATTCGGGCAGATGCTGCTGATCAATGAGAGGTGGGTGGCAAATGCAGTTGGCGACAAGATCGTGGCGGCGGCGTCTCAGGGCCAGAGGCTGGCGGGCTATGAGCCGGCGGCCTGGGCGGTGTGGGGGCAATTGCTGCCGCACGTCATGGCATTTTTGGAGTTGCCATTCGAGGTCACGCTGCCCGACGGAACTGTCTCGCAAATGACGCTGAAAAATGCGGTGATGACGGACTACCTGAAGGAGGGAGATGCGTGATGAATATCGATGCGTTGAGGGCGTGGCTGCAGTCGATGAACGACGCCATGCCAAATTTGATGGCGGCAGAGCAGCGGGCAACGGAGGCGCGCCTGCGCCAAGAGGGTGCAATTATGGCTGTGCGCGATCTGCTGCGAGCGGGGGAATCAGCCGCCCAGCAGTCGGACCAGCAGGAAAACGTGGAGGGTACAAATGCCAGTTGATCGCTATATCGAGGGCCTGAACGAGTGCACGGACCCGGTGGCGGGGGACCAGATGTGGATCATGGATGCCTCTGCGCCGGCGACGGACAAGGACAGGCGGGTTGATGTCGCCAAATTTGCGTTGCTGGCAGGTGCGACTTTTGCGGGCGGTGTGATGGCGCCAAATTTTAGATCGCACAACCTGACGCTGCTGGTTAACAGCGCGGTGTCGATCAGTGTGCCGAGCGCGGGCCTGCTGATTTTTGTGTGCCCGCTGATTTTGAAAAGCGGCGGGGCTATCGGGTACTACTCCCCTGCGACCGGGTCGGCCAGTGCGGAGATTTACGCGCAGGCGGCCAGCGGGAGTCTGCTGGCGGTGACGCCAAACACCGTACTGGGCAACGAGACGACGACGGGCGTCGACGGCAAAGTCAACGTCAACCCCGTGATTGGTGGTGTGATCTGGATTAAAAACAGGACTGCGTCGCCAGCGTCGATGCAGGTTTTTGTGATTGCCTAAGCGTCCGACAATAAACCATTGTCGGACGAGGACGTGGATGGGGAGCCGGCGTAAGAGAGACGTGGCGGTTTCCCGGGAAACGGAGAGGGCCGGTCGATGTGGCCGGCCCTTTTTGATTGGTCACTGTGGCAGGCTGTTGTGCTGCTGCCAGAGCTGGCCGCGGGCGGCCCAATGCGTACCGGGGCGGGCGGCGGGGTTCCAGTTGGGGCTGTCGAGGGTAACGTCGTGTTCTGTCATGGGTAATCCTCCTTATCTGTACTGGGGCTTTATCCCCATCACGGCTGCAAGCGACTCGATGCGACTATCAATGATCTGGTGATCCGCGCCGGCTGGTGGGGCCATGCGCTGCGCATCCTCAGCGTATCCATTGGCGGCGGCGGCGGCGGCCAGTTGCGCCCATTCTCGCCTTGCCTGGGCTGTCGCGCCGGCGTTTATTTCCCGCATGAGTCGTTTGGTGATTCGCATGTTGCTCACGGCTGCGCCTCGCTTTTTGCCTCAAAGTGATACCCGAAAATCCTCACCCCGCCCGGCTGAAAGGCCAGCACCGCGATTGTGTGCGCCAATCCGTTTGCCAGCCGCGCCGTCTCGCCGACCTTATCCCCACGATGGATAAGGTCGTCGCCGTGCGAAGCCACGTCGTCGGAGTAACTGCGCGCCAGTTCGTAGTCCAGGTCGCTCGGCCCGCCTTTTTTTTGCAAGGCCGCCATGCGTAACGGCACGGATACTGCGACGAACATGCTCAGCAAGCTTTTGTCTGCGCCTGGAGCGGTAAATCCCCAGGCGTCCGTCTCCGTTATCAGATTTCCGCTCACGGCTGCACCTCAGCGAACAGCGTCGGCTGCTCTTGTTCTTGTCCACACGTACACCACGTAGCGGACCACACGTCAGCGGCGGTCTTGCGCTCCACAATCAGGCCGCCGGTGATGCACTCGCTGGCAAATTTGGCCACGTCGCGCGCCCGCTCCGGGGTGTCCGCACAGCAGCCAGTCATGCCGCCACAGACGCGGCAATAGCTGATATAGGCTGGTTTTTTCGCGACTTCGGGGTCGCGCTGTCGTTCGCTCACGGCTGCACCTCGCTTTGCTGCGCCAGCCATGCGTCGATTGCCTTTTCGTCCGCCCCTTGCTGCACGGGATCGTAGCGATGATGGTGGTCTGCCACCTCGCTGTAACGCATGTGTCGCCGCAACGCATCGACCGGCACGGCGGTCAGCTTCGCCTCTGCTGCGTCTGCTCGCTGCGTGGCGGTGGCCAGGGCGGCGCGGAGTTGGTCGCGCTCCGTCTCCAGCGCGTCGTTGCGATTACGGGCATTGCTGAGCAAGGAGCGCAACTCCGTAATTCTGTCGGAATTTTCCGAAATACTACGGTCGGCAACGCTGAGCTTCTCCCTAAGCCGATCACGTTCGTGCAATAGTGCATTGGCTGCGATTCGGACATCATCAATTGCGACAACGATTGCTTCAGTCATGTTCTGCTCCTGTGCAAATAACGGTGATTAGCACTACTCGTCGTATAACGACCTGAACGCGTCGATGATATTGCTCTCCACCCACAAGGCTGCGGCGACGGCGACGGCGACGCACGCGGCAGCCAGGGCTACACTGATTATATGCCTCATACGCGCTTGGCCTTGCGCAAACCGATGCGCCAAGCGTCGCCCAGGGTGATGGTGATGGTGAGGGCGTTGGTCACGGCCTCACCTCCCAGGCAGTCACGGCGTGATAGCCACAGTGAGCGCACAGATATGCCGTGTCGCCTGATAGGTCGTCGTAGAGCGAATCGAGTTCGTCAACCCCACACGCCGGACAGCGGACAGCGTGCTCCCATCCATCGCTTTCGCGTTGGTCGTTCAGTTGGTTGACCATGATGTCTCCTTAGTGTCAGTCTGTTGGTTACGGCAGTCCTTCGGGCGAATAGCCGAGGCGTGTATAGGCGTGGTCGAGCTGCGCCCGCAATTGGATGTTGGCGTCGGCAAGCTGCTGGCGCTGGGTGCGCTCGGCGAGGGCCACGCGGGTGGACAGCAGCATGATGGGTACGGCGATCAGCAGGTTGCTGACTATGATCCAGAGCAGGGCCGTTAGCAAGTCCATTGTCTGTTACTCCTTTGCGCTGGCGATGACTGCGGGCAGTTCAAGTTGTTTGCACCAACGATCTAGGATCGGCTGCGTCCAGGTGTCTGCGTCTACGTAGTACGCTTGGAAGCGGCGCACGTCCATGCCTTCGACACGCAGGAAGGCGCCCTGGCCGGGGAGGTATTCGGCGCCTACGCCTGAGATTCCGGCGGCGACGCGGCTGTCGTCGGGGGACATAACGCGGCCGATCAGGCGGCTAGTGAAGTTGGCTTTGGCGACGCTGCCGACGATGGCGCCAAGCGGTTTTTGCGTGGCAGCCAGGACGT